CGATATAAGGAGCAAGAGTATTGATAACGAACTGTAATTGAGCTTGTTCTATTGAGTTATAAGATGATTTAGATAAGTCACCTAACAAAACAGGGCTGATGTTGAAGAAACGTGCTACTTCTTGCACGTTGAAAAGTCTAGTCTCCAATAATTCTGCATCTTTAGAATTAGAAGATACTGGAGTATATTTCATTCCGCCTTCCAAAACTGCAAGTCCTGCACCTGCACCTAATTGAGATTCGTTCCATGCTGAACGGATTGCTTCTCTTTGATCTTTAGTTAAACGAGGAGTTTCTGTTGATAAAACACCTTGAACTGTCATACCAGAAGAGAAAAATTCGTGAGCTGCCTTTTCTGCTGATGCTGAAAGCTTAATTGTTGAGTTCGCATAGTCAAGAATAGAAATGCCGTTGATACCATCCTTGGTAAGCATTCTAAGATGAATTATATCTACTGGCTCTATCATTGAACTTGAGATTCTAGGGCATTGATATAATAAAACGCCTGTTACTTTGTTATAGAAAATGTTACATTCACCAAATGGTAAATATTTGATTGATTTTGGCTTGCCGCCTTTGTCACGTTCTATATAAGCAAAACCGTTACCATGCAAAAGACAATCTTTAATCATTGATTTAACTGTCATAAACTGTGTCAATTGGCTATTTGCCCACAAGTCCTTTAAAAACTTGTCATCGATATTAACATTTTCATCAAATGATTTAAGTTCCCAAGACATCTGCGCGATGGAGTTCGATATTAAGGATACTGCACTGAAAAATGCTGATTGATGCATTGCACCATAGTCCTTCAAATTAAGAAGTTTCTGTAGAAGTCCAATTCCTTGATTTACTTCATCGCATATGCTTGTTGTTGCCTCTTGATGAGGAGCTTCTGAACGCTTTTCTTTTTTAGAAGAAAACCACTTCATTTTTGTAAAATAATATTTTTATAGATTTATATAATATAGATAAAAAATTATAAGGAAAACATGTTAAATTGTGTTAAATATATTATATTTATTGAATATAATTTTTAAAATACTATATTATAACTGTAATTAATAAATAAATAATTTAAATATGGAAAGAATTAAAACCCTTACAAATGAAATTGAAAACATTATTAAGAAATGCTTTAATGATGATACAAAATTTGAATATATTTCTGAACATCCCGTACTTATGCACGCATTCGCTGTTAAAACAACTGATATGCCTGATAAATATACAATTACAATATGGCAAGACGATACAACATATATTATTGAGAAAGAATATATGAACTGTTTAGTTAATGAATATACATTTGATAAATAAAATTACTTATTAATTATTTTCTTCCAAAATGATAACCTAAATTTAAATAATAATCTATTTCTTCTGATTTAACAAAAACTCTATCTATTCCATTTGTCATATGTCGTCTATTTTTTGCTAATTCTGATAAATAATGCTTTGTGACATTTGAATGCTTAAAATTTTTGTGCATTACTTTATATTTAGCTATTGTCTCTGGCCTTTTACGTGCATCGGCTTGTCTTTTAACTGTAATTGGATTATGATTATTTTCATAATATGTGCACCATCTTAAATTTTCTGCCCTATTGTCATGGGGATTACCATTTATATGGTCTATACAAGGCTTATTCTCTTTATTTTCAATAAATAATTCTGCCACAATTCGATGAACATAGCCAATTCTTAACCTATAATAAACTTGATGTTCTCTAAACTTTACTATTTGTCCATTTCGTTTAATTCTACCTAAATTGCTTATTTCGAATGATGTGTTCTTCGGATAAATTTTCCATATTTCATTTTCCATGATTTTAATTTGATATATTTGTATAGAAGTATTTATGTAAAAAGAGCAAGCTTTCGTTTGCAACCTACTTGCTTGCTCCAAATATATCAAATACTTCTATTATAATATAGTAATATTTATGTTTAATTTAATATCCATGCCTCTGGATTATACCATTTAGAATTAAGATAAGCACCTAAACCCATTAAACTTGAAATAACTGCATCAATTTTATTATTCTTATTTGATTGTGCTTTAAAAGGCTTCTGATTGCTATTATGGTCCTCACCAATTTCTACATTCGCCATCATCCAATCAAAAACAGGATTATTGTCTATTATGCACTTCTTTGATAAAACAAGCATTGTAAAAAATTTTGTCGGTGCATTAAAATTTGATATTGTCTGGCTATATGATGCCATTGGAAGTCCTTCTGCTTCTGCATTTATAACAAATTGTGTTGCGTTATAACTATCATAAGCTACATCAACTAATTCTACCTCTTTTGATACACTTAATAATATCTTAAGTATATAATTATAATCTATAACATTTCCTTCCGTTACATGAACCCATCCTCTGCGCTTCCATTCTTTATAATATTCTCTATTTGGAGAAGTTTCTAATGCTTCTTGAGGAACAAAAACCCATGATTTAAAAATGAATTTGTCAGGATTAATATTTCTATCAGGATTTGGTGGAATACATATAGATACTGAAGATAAGTCACTTATAGTTGATAAGTCTATACCACCAAAAGTAATTTCATTTTTATAATCTTCAATATTAACTGCTTCCATAACTTCTTGAAGCTTTGATGAAGGGATCCAAACATCTGCCGATTGCATCCATTGATTTAAATTTTTCGTTCTTATAGATACTTCATTAGCTGGTGTGTTAATTGCTGAACGAATTTGATCTCTCATATAATCATAACCAACTGTCTGCCCTAAAGATGGATTTGCTTTTATCCATACCTTTTCATCTCTCCAATCGTCATCATCATCTAATTGATATAAAGCAAAAAACCAAGCATCATCTTCAATAATATTATTAAGAACACGTGTCCCATAACTCCATTGATTATATAAAGGATATGTCTCTCCAATATGAAAGCCTGCTGTACTTATACCAACCGCCAATGGATTCTCTATTGCTCCTTGAGAAGTCTTTAAGATATTCCAAACTTCAAATGAACGTGCCTCATGTCCCTCATCCTGAAGAAAGAAGCTTGCGCCTAGTCCATCAAGCTTTGATGTGTCTGATGATAAAACGTTAATTCTTGCTCCAGTAATAGGAGAAAACAAATTATGTCTAAAACGCTTAATGATTTTTTCATTTGGATCTATTGAGCGTGCTTGTTCTGAACAATGTCTAAATGCTATTGCTGCTTGTTGTGATGAATTTGCTATGAAGTCTATTTCTGGAGATTTTTGCCCATCACATAATGCTACCGTTAATGATAAACTTGCTCCTAAAAATGTCTTCCCTGATTTACGAGACATTAATAATAAAGCATTTTTTACAACCCTTTTATTATTTTCTTTATATTTCCAACCAAAAATATTTGCATATATCCATTTCTGATAATCTAATAATATGAAATGCTCTCCTGCATGCTTGCCTTCTGAATGCTTAAGTTTCTGAACAAAGTTGATTTTTCTATCTACATCAACTGCATCGAAATAAATATCATCTCTATCAAACCATTTTAGCATTCGCTCACAAGCTAATTTAATATATTTGCCTGCTACTATATTGCCATCAACTACATCTTTTGCATATTTATTATAAGTCTTTGATAAGTCGAAATAACTACTCATTATGTATTAAGGATGTATTTTTTTCATTTTCTAATATTAAATATAGTCATTTGTTTAAAGAATGTTAAATTTCAAATAATATTTAGATTTTATGATAACAAAAAGCCTGGCCAATTAGCCAGGCAAAAAAATTAATGAACTATTAAAAAAGATAATAATAAAATATGAAAGATAACATTAAAATAATGTCTCGCCTATGGCTTGACAAATTTGGAAAGTTTATATTGTATTCCGCTAATTTCTTGATCTTCTACTACTTGCATTATAATTTCTACTCTGTCTTCCGTCTGAATTATAGTTGATAAGAACTCTTGTAATAAGACGAAAAATAAGTCGCCTGTCTTTGATACTTTAATATTGAATGCTGTATAGAATAAGTCCTTGTCTCTACTTATATTAATTTTTCCAACTGTATTGGGGAAGTCCGAAAGAGCATCCGAAATTGCATCTATAATTTCGTTAACAAACTTCTTGTCTTTAGCCTTTTTGATATTTTCAACTATTAACGTTATGTGTTTTTGCATTTTCATTTTATATGTATTTTAATTAATAATAAAACATTTCACTATGTTTATCATAGTTATAATAACATATTTAGAAGCAAAAGTAAAAATGAGAGAAGCAACCAGTACTAGATAAAAAATATATATTGGTTAAATTATATTAATGAACGAATTTAAAAAGGTAATTAATAAATGAATGTCTGTTTTGTACGGATATTTAATGCTTCTCTCATATTATTTTAATATAGTTAAGTCATTTTGAATGATTCAATCCATAATGTATTTTCTTGTAATAAGCAGTCTGTTCAAAATTATCTGGTTTAAATAAATGCTGGTGTCGTTCTAAATGGTGCTTCTTACAAAGCGGACATAAATTATCAACATCAAGTAATGCAGCCCATTTATCTTCTTCTAATGGAAACCAACTCCACGGCACAATATGATGGCATTCGTTGGCTGCAACTGACCTTCCTTCTATAGCACAATCTCTACATAATGGACTTATCATCATATAATAGTCACGTAGTTTTTTCCACTTAGGATTTCCATAATAAGCATTCCACTTTTCATTTCGCCTTTTATTCTGTTCGTGTTCTCTTTCTTTTCTTGTAGATATTCTTCTATGTGAAATATATGGCATTGTTCATCCTCTAAAGCTCTTTTTGTTTTAAATATATATCTTATTAACTTTGATACTAGAAGGATGTAGAAGAGGTCTAACCGCTATCTACATCTCTTTTCTAATTCTTTTGTTGTTTTAATTACTGCATAACTTATTGGATCATAATCATCCATTACCTTTTCTAAAAAGTCATGTGTCTCTTTATATCCATTCTTTTTTTCACAGTACTTTAATAATATTTCGAATTTCTCTTCGTCTGATATGTTTACTTGTCGTTTCATCTTACTCTGTCAATGATTTTAAAAGTTGTTCAGCTGATTCATCATCACCTGCATTATTCAAACGTTTAAGCTTTGCTTGTTCAAATGGTGAAAGAGAAAGTTTTTGAAGAATATTCAAAATTTCTTGATGTGCGTGATTAAGGATTGCAATGCTGGGGTCCTTCGCCACCCTTTTGTATGAATCCTCTGAACTTAACTTCTTCTTTTCATCAATGATATCCAAAGCCATGAAGTAAAGCTTAAGCTGAACTGCTAATAAGTCTAAGCATACATAAAAGTAATTGCTTAACTTTTCATTGTTCTTTTTACAGTCCTCAAAGACACGTGAAAGAAAAACCTTTACGCGGTCATCATAATCATTGTAATTTTCATATATGTATTTGTCGACTAATTTCATAACATCAACTTATAAATTTTTACTATTCTAGATTTTTAAATATAGTAAAACATCAAAATTCTAAACCAACTGTGTATAAGGCCAGTAGGGAATTGTGTATTGTAATATGATTTAAGAAAAAAGGGAATAGAACCCCGGGTTGTTTTGGTTAAATCCTGTTAAAATTTTAAATTTTCTTGAGAAATTCATTAGAAATGCTTAGATTTTCTGAGATTTCTAATGTTTACTTAAAACCTCTTTTATATCCTAATTCAATATAATTATTAAGCTCTGATTCAAAAACATATGTTCTAACGTTACCTTTTGATATTCCAATCTTTCCTTTGTGAACTGATGGTTTAGATGTATAGCGTTCTGGATGATCTATTGCATATTGCTTATTTCTATCACTGACATGTTTACGCCATTCTGGGTTGTTATAACAATTACGTCTACGTCCTTCTGCCATTTGTTGTTTTTGCCAATCAGACATAACACGTTTTAGTTTACCATCTACTTCAATATAATTACCACTATTTAGTTTGTCTATGCGTTCCTGCTCTAATTTTTTTATTTTTTGTTGTTCAATATATTGTTTAATATAATTCTCAGTATCAATATGTAATTGCTTAATATATTGTTTAGCATTAGCTGCCGTAAATATATCTTTATTATTATCTAACCATTTATATAATGTACTAGCTTTATTATAGTTATCTAAATTATATACAAACTGTTCTCCATATATTTCTATACCTCTATTAATAGATTCTTCTGATTCTAAATAACCTTGCCATTCATGTAATTTGCCATGTTCTGTAGGTGGACAATAATATAAATTATCTATACTGTTATTACAATGGTTATAATCTATATGGTGTATTTGCCATCCTTTAATATATTGATGTCCTGTATATTGCATAAAATATACATAACGATATATATCACCGCTACAATTAGCTATTAATATGTTATAGTAATTTCCGTGTTGTTTTACAAAAAGGCCTTTTCCTAATGACAAATAATAGGTTTTAATTTCTTTATCATTATAATAAGATATTATTCTAACATTACCTTTATTTGATATTTCAGTATTATACTTAATCTTCTTACCAATCGATTTAATAACTTCCCATATTTCTTCCATATTTAACTATTGTGTATTTATAATTAAATATAGATTAAATTTATAGTTTAATTCAACATTACACACTTAATAGGTTCTATCTATCGTTATAGTTATAGTCTCACCTCTCTATTAATCGCAATTGTAATTGCGAGATATCGTAATTGAAATATTTTCATTACGATTATTAGCTGCTACTTTTAATATATTATATAATTTTTCAAATGCTAACTTACTGTTTAATACTTTCCCACGGACTTTATTATAGCCAACTATAATACAGCCACTACTATCTGCTGCTGTATTTCCTGTATGGATCAACACTCCACTATATCCTTTTACATTATCTAATCTTGGCACCTTACCTTTACATATTAATAAATAATAAGCACTATTGCTATACTTAGGGCTAACTACATTCATTAATATATCATATGTTCCTGTAGGGATTGCTGTCTCATGCTTTACCTTTTTATTAAGTATCTCAGTTAAAGACATACTATTATCTAACCCTCTATCTGTATCTTCTATAGTATCACATACATATATTCCATCTACATATAAATGGCCTATACAATAATCTTTACAATTATATATTCGTTTTAGTAATAATTTCATTATATTTATTATATGTATTTATATTTGTTAAAATAGTTAAATTGTAATATTGTTAATTTACTAGTTTACACAAACCAAAAAAACTCTTTACATTATATAATAATAGATATGAACTTTTCTGCTTTGTGTAAACCAATTTATTATAGTCATTTAATTGTAATATGTGTTAATTTATGTAATTTAAAGGGTAACACAAACCAAAAAAACTCTTTACATTATATAATAATAGATATGAACTTTTCTGCTTTGTGTAACCCTGTATTTTTTATCATTTTAGTCTTTTATATAACGTTTTTCTAGATATTCCTAATTGTTTAGCTGCATCTTTAATTGTCTCATAAACTTTTCCGTCAATAGTAATTTGCTTACCTTTCTTTCCACCTATTTTTCCACCAGTCTTTCCACTTTCTTTTTTTATTTCTTCTTTCTTTCCAAATTTAAGTTTTATAATGTATTCAATAAATTGCTTATAATATGTTTTATGAATGTATTTATTAACAAATATCTCATAGTCTTTCTTAATCTCATTGAATTGTTGTTCTTCAATAATGTCTTTAAGAAATAAATATGAAGCACTGTCTTCATTCAAATATGTCTTAGTATCATAATTAAGAAAATAATCTCTAACTTCTTTATTAACGTTAATGATGTTAAATATTCTTTTACTCCATTCCTTATAAACAGGATAAGCTAATTGCACTTTCACCATGTCATAAGTATAATTATTTTGTTCTTCATAAAATTTGCACCATAAACAATAATATAAAGCTATATATATTTCAATCATTTCTTTATCATTAATATTATCATATATGTCACAAAGTTTCTCAATAATCATAACTTCCACATTATCAACTTCATTTTTATCCTTTTTAATTTTCAAATGAATTAAGTCATTAAGTTTAGTCTTCGTTATCCTAAAGACATATTCCTTTTTAATGTTTTGTAGAAATGTTTTAATATTGTAATAATTTTTTATCATTTGTAAAGCCAAAAGCCAATCTTGTAATGCTGGCTTATCTTTTGCTTCTTCAATTATTTCACTTAATTCAAATGTCTCGTCATTCAATAATTCTTTATATATATTTTCTTTTATTGTATTGATTAAGTTCTTTCTATCCTTAATTATCTGCTTAATGCTTTCTTCTTTATAGTCAATTAAGTAAAGCATTGGCATTAACCCATCTTTAGTTCTTTCATAAATATTATAATAAAGTCTTTTTCCATTTTCAAGCTCCATATTTATTTCATTAACCAAGTTATAGTTCTTAGTCTTATAATATTCGAACTTTCTTTCAAGATCAGAGAAATAATATTTGCTACATTCAATATATGCCTTTAATGATATTGCATCGTTTCTTGTATATTTCTTAATTAATGAATTAGTTCTTAAGTCCTTTGCATCATTAATTAGTCTTGCGCATTGTTCTTTTGCTTCTAATATTTTGCTAACATCAACATAAGGCACCTTATTGTCATTCAATATGATGTTAACTTTAATATTTCTACTTTTTCTAAAACGTCCTATAACTTGTTCGTCTTCCTGATAAGGATTATTTCCAATGATTATTATTGCGGCATTACATTCATCATTTAAGTCACACCCAACGCTAAAGTAACAACTAGTCATCAATATGTCATATTTACCCATTTTCTTTTCATTAGTAATATATTCCATATCTTCATTTCCTTTGTTTCTTGTGTGATATATTGCTGTATTTTCAAAGTCAATTAATTTTTCTGCTTTTTGATATAGCTTCATATCTGTTATGCCACCACTTCCCCAATAAATATAAACTTTTCTTCCTTCATTTCTATACATTCGTGTATAAAACATTATAGTCTTAATAATGTCTTCTTTATAGTCTTCAATTAATTTATCGCCTTCTTCAACTGTTCCTTTATAAACTAACGAATGTGTATAATGTATTTGAACAAATTTCTTTACATCCTTTTTAATTGTAATTGTGTTCTTAATATTGAAAAAGAAGTCTTCATTTGATGGAGATGCTGTCTGTAAAATAATTTTACTATCAGGATATTTCTCCATGTATATGTTAACTGCATTAATGAACTCTATCAAATTTTCTGCTCTATAGTCTTGCATTCCTATTAAATGGCTTTCATCAATCACCAAATAGTCATATTTCTGTATATTGTTCTTTACTCCCCAAATGAACTTCAAATAATTTGTTGCTGTATATTCTGCTTCATTATCAATTCTATTTCCAATGCCTGCTGCTATATTTGTCTTTTCTTTATTATATTTTCCATCAACAACGCTCGTGAATGGCTCAACAACACAAATTTTATATTTGTCATATTCACGAAGCATATTCCAAAACTCTGTCTTTCCTGTTCCTGTCGGGGCTATCTCCATATTAATTCCAGGCACCAGTTTATTAAGAATTAGATCTTTTTTATCATACATATATTCATTATCTTTCAATTCAATAATGTCACTATGCTCTTCTATAACTTCTTCCTTTTCAACAATTCCTAATATTTGAAGTTCTTTATAGATGCCTTCATCAATATATTCTGTATCATTTCTACATGAAGCTTCTATATGATTATATGCTTCATTCCTATCACTAGTTCCATTATATTTTAAGTCATATATTTCCTTTGTAATTGTTTCTGCTTGTTTCTTTCCAAATAGTTTCTTTAATGTATAACAATATTTATATCTTCTAACGCTATCTAGATATTGAATGTCATCAATATTCTTTATTTCATATTCTTTTAATTCTTTCTTATTTTCTTTTTTCTCTTTATTATATTTCTTAATATATGTATCTGGTAATTTAAATGGCTCAACTTCATTTCTCATTAATATGTTTTCATCATAAGAAATGTATCTTGCTCTTGTTAAGATGTCATTAGTTTGTGTATCAATATTAATTCCTGCATTATTAAATAATTCACAGAAATAATTAAAGTATTGTTTTTCATTACGAACGGATAAGTTATCATCTAATAATAAGTATAAGACGATGCCTAGTCCGCCAGCCGATTTCATTGCACAAAAACACGAAGGGATTTGATTAAATAAGTCATCCTTCAATATTTCAATGTCATTGTCTTCAAATAGTTTAGCATTATCTTTTTTATCTATATCAATAGAAAAGATATTATATTTTATTGTAATGTCCGATTTTCTTCTATATCCACTATTTGATTTGGCACAAAGCCAAAAGAGAGGCAAGCTCTCCTTTAGCTTATTATATTCTGCACTATGATATTCTTTATTTCTTAATTCTTTAATAGTATTTATAAAATTAAGATCTCCTTTTCCACATAATAAGAATTGTCTTAACGTGAAGCTACCACTATGCTTTGATGCAAGCCTGCTTATTCCATTTTTATCAACAAATGATTTGTAATAATAAAGAATTATCTCATCATATTTTATTTCTTTCATATATTATTTATTAATTCAATTATTTTTGCTAATCTATTCTATAATATATTTTTCCGTTAATGATTTTACCTGTAATATAATGGCCAAGTCTGTATTCCATCTTCTGCCAGTCATTCATCTGTTCATAAGTCATTAAAGTTGCTACTGTCATAGTTCTTATTCTTCTATGTTTTTATTTCGTTTCTCAATAAGCACATTAACTAATACTTCAAGCTCATGTATTCTTTTATCATTTTCATTAATTTGTCTTTCTGCTTGCTTAATATCATTATAAAGCATTTCAATTTTTTTCCATTGATTTTTAACAATATCGTCTAAAGTAGTCATTTTCTTTACTTATAATATAATTTAACATCTATACTTGGATTTGTCTTTTTATTTATCCAATTCAAAGTTGTCTGATAGTTGATGTCATAATCAACTGCAAATGCTTTTAAAGATGGATATTCTTTTACTTCTCCATCAATTTCTACAATAACTGGCTTATTCTTTAAGTTTTTCATTTTATGTTTTTATATATTTATATATTCAATATAGTTAATTAGTTAAAAAAATTAAAAATTTTCATTATATTTTTTATATTTATTGAACTAATTTAGAAAGTATCTATATTATATATATAATAATAAAAATTAATAATAAAATAATAAACAAACAACGAATTATGAAGAAGATTGAAAGAATTTACTCAGTTAATCACGAGACAACAGTTTTTAAGTATGGTAGACTGTTTTGGGCATCAGATGGTCGGATTCTTAAAAGTAACGGCAAGAAGAAAGTAAAATGCTGGGATTTTAATACTGAAAAGTTCAATTATATCGATGATTATGATCTTGAAGATGATAAAGATGCTAATTTTAAGATGAAATGGATAGGTGGTTATGAATATATGTTTGATCCACTTGATATTAAATATTGGAAAAAGATTAATAAATAAATAAAAAAGAATATGAACAAGAAGTTTTATACATTCGCAGAGATTTCTAATCTTAAAAATAGATTAGACGGTTTGGATCCTAATTCAGATTTAGTTAAAGAGAAAAAAGAAATGATTAGAAAATTAGTAGTAGATATGCAGGATGAAGAGACCGCTATTGCATTCAGTAAATATCATCTGCATGGTGAAGGTGATGGTAAAAGAAAACTATATGTAAAATAAATAAGTAAATTTGAAAAAGTATAGTAAAGCGTTACTATATTATAATAATCATTTTTAAATTATAAATATAATTTTTCCTGAGCTGTCCGTGAGGATCGTTCAGGATTTTTTGTTATATAGTATTAACAAATTTTAACATGTCTAAATGTATCATATGCTAATTTCTCTACTTCATTATCTACTTTATTATGAATTTCAATATTCAATATGTTACGTGATGGCCTGTCTAATATTACTTTATCTATTACTTGCCTTACTAATTCTATTTGTTCGTCAATATCTTCAATCTCATTAACTTTCTTATAGTCATATAATGTCTCATAGAAGACACTTCCGTCAGGCTGTATAGTGCTTTTCATATTCTCATTTATTTTCCTTAGCTCTATCTGCTTCTTTTCATCTTCCTCTTTCCATTCTATTATCTTATTGCTTAATTCACTTATTTCATTATTTAATTGGCTTCCAAGTTTATCACCAAGCTTTTCATTCACCTTTCCTAATATAATTCTTTCCTCCAATTTGTCAAGCTGCTTTTTCTTTTCATCTATTTGCTCTTCTGCATTCCTAATTTTCGTGCTTAAAATTATTATACATTCCACTAATTTCTTGGCTCTTTCTCTTGTATTAACTTCATATAATGATTTGTATTTCTTAATTGCATAGTCCCATATTATTGGCTCAATGATTTTGAACGAGACGGCCACCCCCTTTGCTCTCTTTGAAAAATATACATTACTCGGCTTATTCACGCTTAATAAATATCCATTATTCCTGTCATATAGAAGTCCCTTGCATATTCTTTTTGTATCTTGTCTTTCTCCATGATAAGTTTTTCTATTGCATATTTTCTGTGCCTTTTCAAATGTATCCTTTGAAATGATTTGCTCCCTGCCTATCTTGCTCCCTATATAGATGTCGTTATGTATCATATTATTGATGTTCTGAACTCCAGTAAGGAATGTGCAAGTATAGATGCCTCTTTCAATTAGCTCCTTTGATAAACGTCTCATACTCCATCCTTCAATATATTTCTCAAAAACCCATCTTACGATTTTTGCTTCTTCTTCATCAATATGATATAGATGCTGCTTATCTACTTTATAGCCGAATGTCACATGTCCTCCTGCATGTCTTCCCATTGCTTTTGCTTTATCAACTCCTCTTCTCATTCTTGCCTTCTTAATATACATTTCATTTTCTGCAAGTCCGCTAAATATGGAGAAGAATATAGTTGATGTCTCGCTTATAGTAAAGTCAGGATTAAGAACTTTAATATAAGGCTTTATAACTATTAACTGTATTTTTCTTTCAATTAAATAATCTCTTATGCTAAACACGATTTTTGCTTGTCGTGATATGCGGCTTATTTCATATACATATACACAATTTATAGATTTGTCTTTTTCTATAAATTGCTTCATTCTATTAAGTCCATTGCGTTCCTCTTCATTAAGCTTTATTGCTGATTCATGATCTTCAATAACAATAATGTCATCTTCCGCATATCCATCTTTAATTGCTTCCGCTTTTACTGCTTCTGTCTGTTGTGATAAGTCTTGATTGAAGGTGCTCACCCTAATTAATAATATACATTTTTTCATAATTTGATAATTTTATGTTACATTGTCATTACAAATATATCAAATTATTTTTATATATTATTAATTTTCAAATAATATTTAACTTTTATTATATTGTGATTGAGAAGAATATAACAAAAATTAAACATTTATATTTACATTACTTACGTCATGTAAAGACGTAATTTATTCATCATTTAAATGTCTTCTAATGATGTTTTTAATCATAACTATAAATTATATTACTATTATATTTTTACATCATTAGAAGACATTCTACCGCTATCTACACCTCTTTCTGAGCTACATATGTATTTAGCTTTCCAACTAAATACTTAATACGATTTCACATGAGAGTGAAACGATCATGTTATAATTTGTTCAAT